TAGTCGCCGCGCCCGATGATGAAGTGCTGCTTCGCCCAGATGATCGAGGACCGCAGCTGGAACCCCGCAGCGATCAGGCTGTCCGCGGCTTCGTGGATATGCAGCGACGCGCACCAGACATACGCGACATCGCCCGGGAACAGCGCCCACGCCTGCCGCCAGTCCGGTTGCTCGTCGTTCGCGACCTTGCCCGTCGCGCGCTTCGCCTCGAAGGTCTGCTTGATGTCGCGGTCGCGCCAGGCTGCGTCGTATTGCACCCCGTAGGGCGGGTCGGTGACCATCAGGTGCGGGCGCACGTCCCCGAGCAGGCGGGCGACGGTCTCCTGGTCGGTGGAGTCCCCGCAGATGATCCGATGCTCGCGCAGCCGCCACACGTCGCCCGGACGGACGATCGGATGCGTCGGGATGTCCGGGGTCTCGTCCGGGTCGGTGCGCCCGCCGGACGGGTTCGCGAACAGCCCCTTGAGTTCGACGCCCGAGAACCCGACCAGACCGATGTTGAATCCCGCCAGTTGCAGCTCGCCCAATTCGACCTTGAGCAGCTTCGGGTCCCAGCCCGCGTTCTCCGCGAGCTTGTTGTCGGCGATGATGTAGGCGCGCTTCTGCTCCTCGCTCCACCCGCGCGCGGTCATCGCGGGGATCGCGGCGAGACCGAGCAGCTTCGCCGCGAGGACGCGACCATGCCCTGCGATCAGACCGCCCGCCTCGTCGATCAGTACCGGGACAGTCCAGCCCCACTCCCGGATCGCGTCCGCGATCTGCTGGACCTGTTCCGCCGAGTGCGTGCGCGCGTTGCGGGCGTAGGGGACCAGGCTGTCGGTCGCACGCATCTCGACCTGGGTTGCGGGCCATTCCGAGGTCGGCGGCGGCTCAGGGCGCGGCTGCGGCTCCGGCTGCGGCTG